GCCGATTCGTGAAGAGCTTCAGACGTACGAAGACCCCGCTCTCTACCGTGAGCAGCGTGCTGGTATCTTCGGCTGGATGGAGCACGGCTTCGCCGTTCTTGATCCTCGTCGCATTCTGATTGGCGAATTCTAAGAGTTCGTCTCAGTATGACTTAAAGGGGGCGGTGGGAGCAATCCCACCGCCCTCTTTTCTTAGTGTATTATCTAGTGTCAACAGACGTTAATTAAGAGGTATTGAAATGGCTGGTGAAACAAAAGTCTTAACTATTGGACAAGCAGCGTCGGCTCTTGATATCTTTTTATCAGCCAACGGTGCATCGGTCAGTGGGCAGTACGTCGGATTTGAGCTATTCGATGCAGCGAACGCTTCAGCAGTGAGCGGAGTCGCACTTAACCCGGCGTTCGGGCAGTATGTTGGATCAGGTACGATCCCCGCAGGTTTCCAGTTAGGATCCTGGAGGGTTGATTGGACCATTATCACGCTAAATAACACTCTTGCAACCGCAACGGAACCGTTCTGCGTGCAAGACATCAATGTATCCATTGGGTTCGTTAGTCCTGAAGATAAGACTAGTGATATCTACGAAGCTGTACGACTAGACATCGGTGATCCTGACGGCAATGTTTTTAATGACGACTTTCTAGCGAGAAATCTAAAGAAAGCCGTACGCAGACTAAACCACCGTCTAGGGCTATCGCCCACTCAGAGACCCAAGGGAATCCCTGGGGGCTTTGGTGGGCCTAGAATTAAGGTCTCTCCTATCGTTGCTGATACGGAGGCTGGTACAATTACTCCCAACAACGACGAGATCTGTGACCTTGTTGTTATGCAAATGGAACTCATTATTCTAGAGAGTGAAGTCAGTGCCCTTAAGAGGCTTGCAGCAACGTCTGCGTCTGGTCCGTATGCGACACTGATTGCATCAGCCACGCAAGATGGTATCTCTGTAGTTAATGCTGACGGCGTTAAAGTTACCATTTCGCCTAGTCGTCTTCACGTTAGAGCTGATCTACATAAGTTCGACGTGAAGCAACGTCGCGAAGAACTTGAGATGATGATTCGTGCTTTCTTAAATAGAATGACAGGAAATTTTGGAAAAATGATATGGTAACACACAAGCTATCTTGTCATTTTTGCTCGGCTAAATTTACAGCAACAGTAGAAGAGTTCTTGATCTACCTTGAGGAGATCAAATGTTAGTACACTGTAAGACACCCAAAGGCGTACTGCACCTGAATCAGTATAAGATCTACGGAAAACACACGAAGATGCCGCCCATCGACATCCCTTTCGAACTGTACAATCAATGTAAGGACGGACTAGCAGAAGGTACATATCGCGAAGGGCATCTGCAAAAGATGTTTGGTGGCATTTTTCCTGTGATTGCCTTTACGTATACAGAATTGCGTTGGCTTCCGGATGTAACGTTAGACAAGATTGGACCACTCATGGTATCAGGGTACGATGCAGCTTGGTCACACAAGAAGAAAGTTGATCAGATCAAGGTCTCAATTCGCGAGAAAGCACCATGTCTTTAAAGCCACTTCGACAAACAGAACAGGTCAACATTGACCACATCACTCCTTGGACTCAAGAGCGTGGTGGTTGTCTGAGTATTGTTGAATCGTCTGGCATGTACATAGCTGAATATGCACATGATCCCAGTGGCTTGTTTGCTATGGGTGTTCAGTTAAATGATATTGAATGGATGAACCTGTCTCGTCAGTATCATCGCACGTTCTCTCATCCTGCGGCCACTACCGACATGCCATGTGGCATCGTAGGAATAGCCACCCAGGGGGACTTTATTACTGACTGGATTCATCTGGTTGGTGCAGCAATGCCGGGTGATCCCATGTATGCTGGCCCCAGCGGAACGTTCACTAATACGTCATCGTTCGGCGGCGTTCTCATTGGTAAGTTCATCGGGGTACTGAAGCCTGATCCCCATACTGTGACTTTTCGAGGTCTTGGGTTTAGTCGCCAATACATGGATCCGTGTGATAAACAGATCAAATGGGAAAACAATCCAGCCGATGCTATACACGTAATAACACCGGGTTATATCAAGATCCGCGTTGATGTAGGAAAGTAATCATGACTCTATTACCTAATAATCAAGACTTGACAGCCTCTAGTGGCATTATCAACTCTGCCTTTTTAGAGTCAGTGTATCATTCCGTAATGGATGAAGCGTTCATAGATCTTGGTCGTACCATCACCTTGCATCTAAACCCAGAGATCGAACAAGACACTGTTACTCAATCTCAGCCAGCACCTCAGCAGTACAATCCATTTTTTGGTCGTACTCCTGTACCCAATGTCAATACGAGACACCCTGGAGTAAGGATTAGTCCTAGAGACGTGCAGTATGATGCACAGATTCGTATTGGTCCTATTAAGGCCGCTGATGATACAGAAGGTATTGGTGATCTTTTAGATAACGAAGCTATGATTACTTTGGTAATTGAGGCTTTACCGCATATTCACGATACGCTTACTGTGAGCATTGAAGGTCGTCGTTACTCTATCGATAACACTCGCCCTATTGGATTCAATCAACGACGCTACATTATGGTTAAGCTAACTGAAGTCCAAGAAACAGAACCCCCTTCTCCTGATATCACGATTGGCTAATCATGGGACTAGAATACAAATTACGATCACAGCTCAAGCTGAACTATAAGCTTTTCGTGGACATGCACATGCTCCGTGAAGGAGCGTTTACGACTATTGCTTCTGGATCACAGTTCTACGATGGTCGTTCATTAAGTCTATTGCTGCCAGATACATCAGCAGATAACACTCTGTTTGGAGTAAGTGACGGCCAAATATGGCAGTCGCCATACAGGCAATGGGTGTACGAGTCTGGTGTTCCTATCGATGGAACCAATATCGTTGCTCCTCCTATAGTTGCATCGGGCCTATATATTGAAGGTGCATTCCGTAGTAAGGATGATACTGAGTTTGGTCATACGATTGACTTTATCAATGGTAGAATCATCTTTAACACCCCACAGTCTTTGGACCTTCAGGTCCATGGTGAGTTCTCTGCACGAGAAGTAAGGGTTGGTTTCGAGCATGATTTCAATCAGCAGTTTACTGGCAACGTTCTTGAGACGCAGTATTCTACCAACCCACTGACTTCAATGCAGTTGGTTTACCCTTCTGGCAAACTACAGACTTTTCCAGCTATCTTTATCGAAGTAGACGGCAGAACAATGGAAGGTTACGAACTAGGTAATCGTAGTGCTATTGTTGAAGACGAAGTAAAGTTCCACATCTGGGCATTGGATGATCTGACACGAGATAACATTGTTGACATTCTGACCGGACAGTGGCGTAAGTCAGTTCCTATGGTAAACTTTAATCAGGTGCCATTACCGTTGTCTGGAATTCACAACACCTTATCTCCTGAATACGTAGCATACCAAGACATGCTGCACAATACGACGCTGGTGACTACTGTGGGGTCTGGTACCCCTATTCAGTTTATGTCTTACATTAATGATGTAGATACCCAGAACTTGCCAGCTACAGAAGAATATGAAAGAGCATTAGTGACTTTCCGCGTCGGAGTCTATTTGAACGCTCCTGTTACCCCCCTTGGACAGATTTTTGGCCCCATTTCCACGTTACCAACGATCCAGGATTCGGGCCTCTAATCTTAGTGTATTATCTACTTGATGGCACCTTGTCGCGACGTGTCATATTTACCTAACTTTGCAAAGAACGGTGCCCTGGTTATAGGGAGGAAAACATGGTTAACAATAACAGAGTCTTTTGGGCCATTGAACAAGTGGCCATTAAAGATAACTCCGCTCCCCCTACTGGGGCAGTAGCGGCTCGTAACTCGCGAGAGTTCATTACGGGTTCGCTCGCATCTGGAGTTGATGAGGTTGGAGGTCTATGGGAAGTACCCCGTGGTCTTCAAAGTATCGGCATGAGCACAACTTTCAACCTGGAACAAGTCTTCCAGCTTGGTCAGGTTGAGCTTTATGAATATTCGGAACGTCAGCCTGACGTAGAGGTCACACTATCGAAAGCTATCGATGGTACGAAGCCTCTATTCTTCATGATTACTGACCCGACGCAAGCCAACGATATTGTTGCTCGTACGAACAACTATCGCGTTGATATTGCATTGGAAATCTACCCTGACTCGCAGTTCCGTGCTACTGGCAAGCCGCAGTCGATTGTGACTGCATCCGGTATGTACGTGTCTAACTTGTCGTACACCTACCCGATTGACGGCTTCGTTAGCGAAGACGTTACTCTTGTTGGTAACGATAAGATCTGGGGTGCCACGGTCGCTGTATCTGGTACTGCCGGAAACAACAACGGCAATGGTGGAGAACCAGTCCTTATCTGGCCTGACGATCAAGATGGCGGTAACCCTAATGCCCCCGAAGGTACTCCTTCTGGTGTGTTCGGTCACGACGGCAACACTTCTGCTCTTGAAGAAGGTGGTGCTCAGGAACTTGCAGCCGGTACAGATCGCTTCGGTGTTCTGATCGTTGGCTCTGGTATCCAGCGTCGTGAAGAGATTGACATCCGTCGTTCGGTTCTGCCGAGTGATATTCCTGGTATCATTAGTCCAGTTTCGTCTGGTATCGATGGTGCTTATGTGAATGGTGGTCAAGGTGCCCAAGGGCCTGGAACGCTACTAAACACTGATCAACTCGTGGTCGATGCTAACACTGATTACATCGCTGAACACGTTCAGACAATTACGGTATCGTTCTCGATTGCCCGTGATGACATTTTCGAGCTTGGTTCGAAACGTCCGTTCGTCAAAGTGCCCGCATTCCCTCTAGAGGCTACGGCTTCCATTGAGGTGATCACGGCTCAAGGTGACTTGGTAGACGCTAGATCTGATATCGACTGTGGTCCTGATAACACGTCTGAGTCTAACACGATTATTCTTCGTACGTGTGACGGTCTCCAGGTTGACCTGGGTGACTCGAACCGTCTGACGAGTGTTGAGCTTGGTGGTGGTGATGCCGGTGGTGATAACATGACCGTGACATACAACTACAGTTCTTTCAACACGTTCAACGTGTCTCACGACTTCTTCCAGCCGAACCACCGTGTGTTGGTTTTCGAAACTGGTAACAGTCGTTTCAACGTGGGTGCTCCGAGCTTCCTGCGTTCTGATTTGGGTATCTAAAAAGATACTCTCTAGGTGGTGGGGTGCCGGGGGGTCACCTCACCACTACTCTCTACTCCCTGGGTGCAAGGTACAATCAGATAATTGATCAAAGGGGCACCCGTGTATTCACGCACAGGTGTCCCTATTATTATGTCTATTCAAGAAAACATCAACAGATTACTGTGGGACAGGAGACTGATAGTGCTTCCAAAAGACATGGAGGCACCCGAGGGACTGGACTACGTTGTCCTGAAAGACCTCACGCTAGATGATCGCAACCACTATCTATTCATTCGTGATCTAGAGGAGCACAAGGCCCGCATGGAAGGCGTTCCTACAGAGGGCGAGATCATGCAGAAGGCCCGTGAGTCTGGTTACTGGACCGCAGACGACGAGGACGTAGACGAGCGTGCAGACGAACACATCGCGTTCCTAGAAGCAGAATTTAAAGCACGAGCAAAGTTCAAGTCGCGACAGAACATTATCAAGCTTCAAATCAAAGACTCTAAGGCGAAGCAGGACTACGTTAATCAAAAGCGTAACAACCTTAAGCAGCAGACTTGCGAATACCTCGCACACGAGATCGCATCATTCATGCTCCTAAGGCGGGTGGCTTTGCGTCCAGATGGCACGCCTCTCATGCCTGACGATAATACATATCTCAATTTAAAGGAAAACTATCTTCTCCTGGTCTTCTATCTCATTTATGAGATGATGGGAGAAGGTGCGTTAGAGACAGTAGAGATTCGTGAGATTGCAAGATCAACCGAATGGCGATTGACCTGGGGACTGGCTAGAGAGAACCTGCCCAGTATTTTTGGTCGTACTGTTGGTGACCTTAACATTAATCACAAGATGCTCATCTATTGGAGTCGTGTTTACGACTCTGCTTTCGAGTCTGCTGAACCACCCGAGTCGGACATCATTGATGATGACGATCTTTTCGATGATTGGTTAGCCACTCGTGATCTTGAGCGTAATGATACCTACAAGAAGAATAGAACATCTGCCGATCATCATCAGGAGCAGGGCCATGTGTTAGATGGTGAGTACATTGAAAAATGTGTTTGTGGATCGAAAAAGAGAAACATGGGCAAAGGGCTAGGCGAAAAGACGCCGCACGCTGAACACTGCTCATATGGCATATGGCGAAGTTTTTCTAAGGAAGAAAAAGAAGAACGTGCTCGTCGTGTATACGGTCGTAACTCTACGACCGTTCGTAAGATTCTTGACTCCGAACAAGATCGAGTATTGCAAAAGGGAGAGATTGAAGAACAAGATCTCCGTGGCAAGAAGACGCGATCCATGTTGGGTATGTCAACTAACGTAACCTCAGTAAAAAGATGAAAACTAACCCCTCAAGAGAGCAATTAAGCAAGAGTTTAGATCGTAGGATTAAACACCTCATGATCAGGACTCTGGAGAAATTTGAAGACACGTTTCCGGATCTGGATGAAACCAGAGAAGGAAGGATTTTCAAAGGAGATATCCGTAACGCATTCAATGACGTGATGCGAGCACAGCGAGACGAGCTACGCGATTATGACGTAGACTATCGTCCGTTAAAAGTGAATGATGACAACACGTTGGCCATGACGCAGACGTTCATGAAGGCCGTACAGAGAGTCACATTAGGGTTTACAGAAACGAACGAAGTCCCCTATGTAGAGATCCATGCGTCTACTGACAAAGGCAATATTTTGGAAGCATTGAGAGCCGAAATGGGGACTGGGGTTGTTTCTGAGTCCCTTGATGGTTTAATGTTGCAAATTGTTGGTGTTCAAAGCTGCGTAGAATGTGTATTACATATATTGGATAGGTACCGTTTACACGGGACCGTGGAGCCTAAGTACGCCGAGTGGCGGGATCAGGTCGTTAAAATTTATAGGAGCTAGGTGATGGTAGAACGTACTTTTAAAGCCGTAGATCGCAATGGTAATGTTTGCGATTTCGAGCTAAAGCCCACAACGGTAGGCATCGAGAACGAAGGCGAGCGTCAGTATCGTATTGCGTACAGTAAATCTCTTGCGGAGGGTGTATTCCCACGCGAGAAGCTTCGTGAGATCATGCGTGAGTTTGGTATGTGGACCGAGCACGACGAAAGCGAACTTAAGAAAACAGTTGGCAAAATTGCACTCCTTCAGATCGAACTGAAGAACGCGGAGTCTGAGGGCGACACAGACGCCTGTGGTGACATCGCTAAGAAAATTGGTCTTGAACGTAGACGTATGTGGGAGCTGTTCCTGGTTCAGCAGACGGTTTACATGAACTCGGCAGAAGGTGTTGCCGAAATGATTAAGACTGAAACGGTTATGGCTGCTTGCACAGTGTTAGTTTCTACTGGTAAACGCTACTGGTCTGATTATGCTGAGTACGTACGAGAGCGTGATATGAATACCAAATCTACTGTGTATTCTCAAGTAGTAGGATTACAAGCTGGACTACTTGACGAAGCTCGTCTTGGTCTCTTGAACGAGTACCCTGAGGCCACATATCTCAAGACTCAAGAAGAAGCGATGCTAGATCGTGAAATTGAGGAAGAGGTTTTGAAGACCCTGCATACTCGTGCAGATAAGGCTATCGCAGCAGACAAGAAGAAAACTAGCAAGAAGAAGGTTAGTAAAAAGAAGAAGGTAAGTCGTGGCAAGAAACTGGAAACTAAAACTGATTCGACCAAGTGAATCCGTTAAGATAGCGGTTAACAAAGGTTGGGCCGATGCCCTTAAAGACCTGGAAACCTGGATGCAGAGCGATCTGGTTCGGGCTATGGTCTATGGTGGTCTCGGCATCCAGGGTATTGCCCAAACGCCATTTTACAAGTTTGTCTCAAGTCAAGATGGTCTTAGTCAATTAGGTATTGAAAAGACAGAGCCGCCGAAGTTGTTACGAGCTTATCTAAGTACCATCAAGATTATCCGTAAGAACAATCAAGTCAACATAAAGTTTGGTGACATGGCACTGTTGAAACTAGCTACGCCTCATCCCGCATCTGGCACAGGTCATCTACAAATTGAGTCTTGGCTAGAATGGGTGTTTGATAAGAAAAAAGTTGCTAGCGGTTTTGTGCCTCGTAACAGAATGCCTGTTGCAATCCAAAAGAGAATTAGAGTTCAAAGTGCTCCCGGCGGTTTGATGTTATCAAAAGGTACTTTTGGTAGCACTGGCTTATGGAGGTTTCCAACTCAGTTGGCAGATTTTGAGGTAAAGTGGTTACGTGAAAACGTTTCTACGATTGAGAAATTAGTTCAAGAGCGAGCTATTGTTTCACTAACCAAGAGTTTTAAGTAATGGCAAAAGTACAATTAGATGCTATACTAAAGCTGGTTGACGTTCAGATCAATCCACAGGTATTCCGTAAAATCAGCCAAGCTGTTGCGGGACTGCCCCCTTCGTTACAAAAAACAGATACTCATCTTAAGAGTGCAAACAAGAGTGCCCAGGGTCTCAATAGAAGTCTCAATAAAACTAAGCAGCAATTAAACGGAAACGAACGTGCTGCCAGATTGTTCTTGCAGCGTATGGCACAGTTTGCTATTCTGTTGCCCACGTTCGCCACATTGAACCGTGCCCTACAGGGTAGCGTCAAGTTCTTGTTTGAGTTCGATAGTGCGTTACGAGACATTGTGCGTATTGACGTTGGTGGTCTAAAAGACCGCATGGAAGAGATTGGAGATGCCGCTCTCAAAACTGCTGTTGATTTTGGAGTCACGGGAACTGAAGTTCTAGGTGTAACCCGTGTTTTCAAGCAAGCTGGTGATTCGATTGAAGACTCACAAGCTCGTGCTCGTACTGCTATTTTGGCAACGCAAATTTCAACGTTGTCTTCTGCTCAGGCTACCGAAGTTTTCATTGCGTCTGCTCGTCAGTTTGGTAAGGTTGGAAAAGACTCTGCTGCTGTTCTTGATAAGCTAGCCAAAGTTGAAGACATTGCTGCGGTTAACGCTGGTGATGTCGCTGATGCGTTCCGTACTGGTGGTAACGCTCTTGCTGAATTTACTGGTAGCATCGATGATTCTATCGGACTGATTGCGGCCCTTAGAGATCAGACACGTAAGTCTGGTCGTGAAATTGGTACGTTCTTCAAGACGCTGCAAACACGAGTGTTTGCGGTAGGTGATGCTCGTAGTGCTGTTGAAGGACTAGGAGTTTCAGTGGAGAATCTTGATGGTAGCTTGCGTCCCACGATGGCGGTCTTGAACGATCTTAAGGCTGCCTTCGATGGTCTTACTCAAGCACAGAGAACCAACGCCGCTAAGTCTATTGCTGGTATTCGTCAGTTCGAGGGCTTGATCGCTACGCTTAACTCCTTGGAGAAGGCGAATGAGTTCGCAAAAGAATCTTCTGAGGCTGCTGGTACCGCCGATGAAAAGCGTGCTATCACTGATGCGAAGCTAGAGCGTCAACTTGGTAAGTTGGTAGCTCAAGGACAATTGCTTGCTGAAGCCATGGGTGATGCTGGACTAGAAGACGCCCTATCTAACGTGCTGAGTATTGCCACAAGTATTTTGAAGGTCTTCACTTCAATCACTGATGTTACCGCTGATATCGGAGGCAACATTACTCCTCTACTAGCGTTAGGTGGTGTGGCTCTTGGTCGTGGAGTATTTGGTCTTGGCGGTAAAGGCGGTGCTGCTGGTGGTGGCGGTGTCGGTGGTGGTAAAAGCAAGGGACCGATTCCTGGACTTAGTGATAAGTTCATTGGTCCGTTAAATGAGTCACAAAAGTCAATCGTTGGTTTTGGTACGCAGCTTGGTCGTGCGAAAAACGCTGTTGTCGCTCAAACCCTTGCTGTCAAAGCTTCTGTAACCAAGAGAATGGCTTTACATAGGGGCGAAGAAGCAACCTTCAAAGCTTCTCAAAGAGCTTTCTTGGATCATACTCGTGCTGTTAGAAGCAACATGAGTGCTATTAAGTCGTCTAGTATGGCTAAGACCAAAGCTGGCGGCGGACTTGGAGGAGCACTCCAGACCGGCGAAGGAACATTACTGTTGTCTTTGATTGGTACTCAGCTACCCGCTTTGTTCGGGAGTATGTCTGAGGGATTACGTGATTCAAACAATAACCTTGCTGGATTTAGTGCAGATCTATTAGACGCTAGTAGTAGCGGTCTATCAATGGGTGCTCAATTCCTTATTCTTGGCAAGAAGGCTGGTGCAGCAGGCTTGATGATTGGTTCACTTACTGCCGCTTATGCAAAACTGAAACCTTATATTGAGGACGAATTTAACGCAAGAGACGAACTGAGTAAACAGGCCGCAGGTCAAGCGGCAGAGACAGGACTAAGAGCTAAGTTTAGTGGCGATACAGACGCATCTAAAAAAGCGGCAGAACAAGTAGTAGAATCATTTGCTGTTGCGTTTGGTGCTATCAATGATATGGGCGAAGCTCAAGCGAGTGCGTTCACCGACCTTGCTGGTAAACTCAATGTTGACGAAGCGGTGCTTAAAGACACTCTGTTAACGAAATCAGCAAACGCTGTTGCACAAGTGGAGCTTTCTCTAGATGGTGTTGCTGGAGCCGCCAAAGACGCAGCAACAGATATTAGTAACATTGGTAATCCGCTTCTCATCGCTTCTGACCTTTTTGGAAAATTAAATCTCTCAAGAATGCGAGATAACAATCAAATTATAGCAATGCAGGCTGATCAAGATGCTGCTATTAGAGACGTTATCAGAAATAGTGCAGATTACATTTTACAACTTGCAGACGAGGGCGACGTAAGAGAAGAGGCGACCGATCTAATCGAACAAAGTAACGCAGGAGCCCTAAATGCGGCTCAGGCGTTTAGTAAACTTACAGCCGTTCTGGCTGCTTCTGGTCGTGCCGTCAACGAGGCCACTGGCAAATTTGAAGCAGTAGCAATCTCCTTTTCAGAAATTGTTAAACTCAATCAAACCAAAGCATTGGCTGATGAAATTCGTACACTTGGACTAGAGATTGAACTAGCCAAGCTTGGACCTGATGCGTTGTCAGATTCATTAGTACGTCTTCAGCAAGAATTCCTGCTAACTGAACGCGAGTCTACCAACAACATTAGTAGACTGAACGAAGAACTAGTAACGTTGTTTACAGAAATGCCAGGGTTCGCTCAGAAGTCTGCCAATGAAGTATTTGGTGCTATCAACGATGGTATCAGTGTTGATTCAAGTAAAGTTAAGGCACTTGAAGATCTAATCTTTAATCGTGGCGATCCAGAGACCGGCGAAGGTTTTTCTAAGGTGTCAAGCGAACAAAACGCAGCCATTAAGGACTTCCTAAAGAACATCAGGGGTAGACTGTCAGAAGAGAAGAAGATTCTTGATGCGGACAACGCTCAGAAGGGCGAAGCAAGTTCCAGGGCTCGTGACTTACTTCAGTCTGAGGCTCAGGCTGCACAGAACGCATTCGAGTCCACTCGCAAGTTTACTGCTGAGCTACAGAAGTTCGGTGATGCCGTAAACACCGATGTACTTTCTGCTTTTCAAGATATTGGTTTAGGTGATATTGACGAAGTACTTGGTGGTACTTCTGGTCTTGGGGAAGGTATGCAGCAACTTATCATGAGTGCTTTTGCTGACCCTATCGTTAAGGCTGAGATTGCACTTAAGGCTGCTACTGAAGGCACACAGGCTGAACTGGATGTTTTGGCTAGTCGTCTTGACAACGTTAATCAAAAGCTATCTGATCAGGCTAATCATGCTGAGTTTGCTGCCTTGACAGCTTCCAAGCTTGCTCTTGAGCTGGAGATGGAACAGGCTGTTCAGAACGGTGCGGTTGAATCAACACAGCTTAAAGTAAAGATACTTGAAGCTGAACGTGAAGCAGAAGAAGATGCTGCCGAGGCGGCTGCTAAACGAGTTGAGTTACTGGATAAGCTGGCAGATGCGTCTCGTTCGTTTGATAAAGAACTCAAGGATATCGAACGTTCTTTTGAAGATTTCCAAAAGCAAAAGATTGCTGATCTGCTGAGCCAAGAGACTGATGCTCGTAGTGAGCTAAAGGATGCTCAGCAAGAAGTTCTATCTACTACTCAGGCTCTTGCCGAAGCATACGATTCCCTACTGAAAGCTCAACTAGAGTTCAACGGTGCTATTGCTGAAGCAAAAGTAAAGAGCGGACTGTTAGCTCGTGACATTGGAATGTTAACGGGTAGTATCTCTACGTTTAGTGGATCTCTATCGTCACTGAGTGGTGCGTTTGATAGTGCCCTGAATGACGCTAACATTACGCTAGAAAAGAGAATTTCGCTTGAGCGTCAACTGGCAGAAGAAACCCTGAGCTTCCTACAGCAAGCTCAAAGTGAAATCGTACAGGCTGGTCTTGGTATCTTCGGACAGACTGGTGGTGAGAACCAAGCTCTTGGTGAAGGTATCCAGGGACTACAGTTTATTGCCGATCAGCTAGGTGGTTCATTTGAAAGCTTCTTGAACTTGACTCAAGGAGAATTGTCATCCGTAAGTGAAACCCTACTTGGTCTTCCGGTAGAGTTCCGTCAGACCATTCTTGATGCCTTGTCGTTCTTGCCTAGCACTGCTGATATCGGTGGCTTCTCTGTTGAGCAATTAACTCAGGCTATTGGTCAGATTGGTGCGGGTGTTGATCCCGAAGCTGGTCTGCCGTCTATCGAAGAACTAAATGGTCAACAAGTTGAACAACTGACAAAGCTTCAGGAGCTTGCTCTCCAGGATGCTCAGTTGCAGTTTGCTCAGGTGATTGCAGCACAAGAACAGGTTGCCGCAGCGGAAGAAGCCGCTGAGGCTGCCAAGTTGCTAGAGGAACGTGCTTCTGAAAACCTGGAAGCTGTACGTGACGCCGTACTAGAAGAGAAGGCGGTCCTGGATCTTGCCAACGATGAACGTCGCGAACTGATGGCTGCTGTTGTTGCCGCAGACGACAAGAATACTTTAATGCAAATCGAGAAGGAGGCACAGTTGTTCGCTGAACAGAATGCCGCTTTCCGTGAGGTTGGAGATATCATCGTACAGGGTATTAGCTCTGCTATTGGTGGTAGGCTTGCTGTCATCGAGGCTGCTGCTGCCGTTGGTGGTGCAGCCAGAGGACATATCCCGAACTTTGCTGGTGGTAACCTAACACCTAAGGAGGCCGCTGGTCTACTGCGTGCTGGTGCTCGTGAAAAACGTGCTATGCCCGGTGGTGCCGGTCTGGCCGTTGCCAACACTAGTGAAGCCATCATTCCCATGAACCGTGGATTCATTCCGAACTTTGCCGAAGGCAACAGTGATATCTCTGCTGGCATCTCTGCCATCAAGAGCATCAACGAAACTGTTGTTGCCGCTATCGCTCGCTCTGTAACAGCCGCCTTGACCGACCTGAACGGCGGTGGTGGTGGAACAGAAGAGTTGCTTGGAGAAGTTATCAGTCAGCTTAGTAACCTGAATAGTGTCAATGAAGACATTAGTGCTAGCAATAGTACTGTTGCTTCTAACACATCAGATACCGGAACCGGCGGAACTACAACGGCAACGGCAGCCAGCACAGAAAAGGTTGAGATTGTCTTACAAACGAACCAGAATAACACAGTCAGTATTACTGGCCTAGAGAGCTTGCGTTCCGAGTTGGAAGTTGCTGTTGCCGATGCAACCGCCAGTCAGGTTGACGAACAGACGACAGCGTTGTTTGAGCAGCTACAGGAAATCATCACTGCACTACAGGAACGCGGGATCTTGAGTTCCTTCGGTCAAACGAGGTAAGCTATGAACGTATTATCAGAAGTCAATAATCCGCCCTTAGCAGCAGTAGAAGTATTCTATAACGGCTGTCAGCTAACCCCGGCTCCGCTCATCGACTGGAAGGTAGAAGGTCAATTTGATGATTCGGGAACTCGTACATCCGACCTCAATAGACTAACTCTTACTGGTACCATTCTCGTAACACCTTCTGGTAGTTACGAGGCAATGTATGAGAAGCAGGAAGAACTGCGTACAGCGTTCAGCGTAGACGAGAAGGACTTCGTGATCTTGGCTGGCCCCGCCAACAAGACGCTTGCCGAAGGCACAATCATCTGTTCTGGTTTAAAGCCGAAGGTGACTAGCCTTAACATCCCGGCGGATACTCAGTTTCAACGTATTGACTATACTATCGAGCTAGAAGACCAAGTAACGGTTTCTGGTGTCAGTGGTGTCACGTCTAGCCTTAGTGATCAGTGGAGCTTCTCAGAAGATCCTGATACGTGTACTGTCAATGTTACTCACCAAGTCAACGCCGAAGGTATTGACGGTGAATCTGACAAGTTCGAACAAGCCCTACGTGCTGTCAAGCTTCGTCTTGGTATCGATAAGCTTCCGCTTACTCTACCGTGCTTTGTGGAGCCAAACGCATCTGGTCTGTTTGGAATACCTCATCCGTCTCTAGCGGACGGTGGACCAATCTTTGAGGTATCCGTACAGCGTGAAGAAGTAGCTGATGTAGCTAATGGCACTTACTCTGCCACAGAGATCTTTACGATTGTCAGTGGTGTACCGTTCTATTTCACGCAGAAGACAGAATCGTTCGAAGAGGACATTAAGGGGATTGCGACAGTAACACTAGCTGGTACCGTTCAAGGACTAGGTAGAACCCTAATGGCCAGTGAGCCGGAAGGTGGTCCTGGTTTTGCTCGTGCCTGCTCTGGCTTCATTAATAGTGTACGTCCTCAGTTAAAGTGGCAAGCTTCTGGCGTATATGATAAGTACAAAGAAGGAAGTTCTGGTAGTGGTTTAGCACTATTCAATCCAACATCATTCTCTACTACTCAGAACAAGTGTCGTGGTACTGTTGATTTTTCTATCACGTACACCGATGACCCAACAGCCAACCTGCCAAGTGGCATTGTTAGTAGAACGTGTAGTGTCAATACGGTAGAAGGTATTCAATTACAAGCAAGTCATGCTATTCCCTTTAGACGACTTGGTAATGTCATTCAGGATATCAAGACAACTACAGAGGGCAGCATCTCTATTCAGTGTCAGGTACAGGCCAAGAACACTGGTAACTCAACCGTTGATACTAATTTGGCTATCAGCTTTGTGCAGAGTGAGATCAATAGACTAAAAGCATTGCACGCTAATCCTGCTGACTTTGTGACATTGCGTATCGGAAACCTTAGTCAACAGTTTAGTGATACTGATTTAACAAGCAACGTAACACTAGATTTTAATTTCACTGTTGACCTTGCGAACGTGCCTGATGTGAACTCTGATATCTCACTGAGGACTCTATAATGGTTAACTTCCCTGATGTAGAATGGATCTTGCAAGATCCCGCAACAGATCCTTCTGGTCAACGCGATCAGAAGTCTGGTGGAGCAGGATTCTTGAAGCTACTTAGTACAGCCGCAGATGGCGTGCTAGATTATGGTCAGTTGAACACTACTGGCTCTGGTGCCATTACAGACACCTCGCTTGCTTACGCTCGCGTGAATGACTTTGGTGACGCCAGCGGTGTGTTCAATATGCGTGTGTTTATGTCCAATACGACCGCTTGGGGTGCTGGAACATACAGATTTTTAGAGCAGAAACAACTACATTTTATTCCAAACTTGACACTAGATTCATCTGCTGACAATACACCTACAGTAGTTCCGGCTTCACCGAATCTATCTGGTACCATTACTGAACCAGAGTGGCCGCTAGGTAAGCCGTGGATGAGTGGTTTACTTGACAATGACGTTAGCCAGTACGTGCATCTTGCCCTTGAGGTTGGTGTCGATGTTCCGATTGGCACCTACGGTGGTGCTGGTGCTGGAACGTTCAGATATCGTTTACTGTATGACTTCTCATGAGCGACATTCGACTACGCAAGGTTGGTGAGCCGGAATCGGAAAAGAACACGTTGCCGCGTGGTGTCAAAGCCATGATGCTAGGTGATCGTCTTATTTTCGTGCGTAGAGTCGGTGGAAGATTCATACCTTTATCAGAGACAGAACAAGAACAGCTTAAAAAGAAGCATGTATTATGAGTGGTGATTTTCCCTTTATCCGAGTATTCTCCTGGGATACAGATGAGATAGCGAGTCCGGTTGGTAATCGGACTACGCCGGGGGGATCTTTTGCATTCAAGAACATCGTGTCTTCTGGTTGCTCTACTGCTAATCCTAGTAGTCCTACCACCACGTCTGGCGTATTGATGTTTGAGGAGACACAATTTGATCTTACGAATGCTCCTCTGCCGTCGCACTTAGAATCTAAAGTAGCAGCAATTACATTTAATGTTGCCACCAGCGGTACGGCTATTTCAGACCTTCGCTTGTTCGTGTCTGACGACAGTGCTTTTCAAGGAAGTGCAGACGAAGGACTAGACAGAGCATTCGTACAGTTCGCTGCCAGTGGTAGCTTCTGGGCTTATAGCAGTGAGATGCCTTCGGGGGCCGTAGAGCGTCTTCCGCTTGTGGTTCCTGCTATTGCAAACGTACTACGACAAGATGGCACCGCTGGGCTTGTTGGAGAGACCGACGCAAATTCATCTGAGTTTGTGTACTTGAATTTGGTGATACCTTTGGGCACGCCGTTGGGCTCCTACGGGGTATGTGGATCTGGGCTGCTGAGGCTTGGATTAACTTTTAACTATTGGTGCAACGACTTCATTTTGGAGTTCGGAGACAATGGTTAGTGTATTATTTGCTGGGCCATCCCGGTCCATTCGACGTTCGAAAAACATGTAGGAGGTAAGCTATGGCTACTTTTAACGCTACTAGCAGCACGAACAACGCAAACCAAGTCCTTTGGGGCTGGAGCACTAAGCTCGTATGGCACACCGACCGCAAGGTCACTGGTGCTGCTCGCGGTGCGGAAGTCCAGGCTGTAGAGAATCTTGGTGTTGGTGTTGCAAGTGGGGATCCTTTCACTTTACTAACGTAATCTGATTGATTCCTGACAAAATAAGGGCTGTCATCCGTTTCTGGATGACAGCCCTTAGTTTATTATTAGATGGAACGTAGCCAAGTGGTTTAGTTCCAGGAGTAAGGATAAATGGTAAAAGCAAGCTTTGAGCATGAAGGCAATTCTGGCCTTCTAACGGTTGTAACACACTTCAACAAAACCATCGAGATTGCGTGCGAGAAACGGGACGACGAAAAGTTCCGTCTAGGCGGCACAGCGATCAACGAGGTTATTGTTTATGAAGGGCTCATGCTTCGTATGCCTGAAGACCCGCTCTCTGCTCATTTTAGAGCATTTCGTTCAGAAGAAGTTTACTTTGAGAGCACTGGTGTTCTGTCTCCGGAAGAATGGGACGCAGCCGACCTACACTGTTATGTGACTGAATATTACAGTCTTGATATGGAAGGTAAGGCTCCTGGCTGGTTTGTCAGCAAGGCTCCGATTAGCGATTCTCATTATCTGTTTGTCAATATGGATATAACAGACGGTGGTGGCAACGTGGTTAAGCGGTATAGAATTTCTCCATTTACCGGAGAGTATAAAGTGATGGAGGGACTACATGCCCAACCTAATTAATGATGGCTCCCTTGTAGGATTCTGGCCTCTACACGAACCGAGTGGAGCACCGTTTTTCAAGAATTATTCGCCCGCATACGCGAAGTATCCCAGTGGTATTTCGTTTGATATGCAAGTGGTTACTGCCGCCAGTGTTGCAAGAGAAGAACAGTCGTCGTTTTGGCCCGGAGGCATAGAGTTCATGAATCCCGAATCTGGTACTTTGATTCGTGGGTATAGTGTCGGTGGTCACTGGAAAACCAATATTGATTCATCGCCCTTTAGTAAATATCTAGCCATGGGCGGTGGCGGTAGACAACAATCAGAACAATGTTTGTCATTGCCTATTGCGAATAGTGGATTCACTGTTGGCGTTTGGGCGTATCCTAATAGTGATGGTTATGCCGTTGATGCAACGACATTTACTTCAACTGCATCAAACCTAAGTGCTAATAACACATGGTCTGTAGCGATGGCGAGAGCCCACGCTCTTATTGGACAATTTTCAGCATATACCAATATTGGTGGTTGGTATATGGGGGTATCTGGTCTTTTGGATCATGGTGCTCAATATAACAATCATGCTGGTGAAGGATTGGGTGCTTATGTTTCCATGACAAAAGCCAGTAACTCTGCTCCAGATTTACTTCTGGAAGTTCCTATTGAGTCGGGTCGTTATACTCACTTAACGATGTCGTATCGTCGCGATCCTGCTGGGGGATCAGTTCATCAATTAGTTCTCTACAAAGACGGTCGTGTTGCGGCTAGTGGTACAACTAATGATAATTTATCGTTATCAAACACTAATCTTATCAGTAGCACTAATAGTCGTGCGTTAGCTATTGGTGCATGTGACCCAGAAGTAACAACAGGTTTTGCTAATCACTATGACAATACAAGTGGTTGGAATAATTTAGTCTCTGGTGTTTATCACTTCCGTCGTGTCTTAGACGAAGGTGAAATTCTGGATATGCATGAACGTGGTGGTCTTGCTTTTGAAGAAGCTCTTGTGCTTCCTACAGAAGAGGTTACGTTAACTGATCCTGATTTAGTGGCATATTATCCTGTGTTTGAAACGCTGTATGGTGACGTTAGCATGCATCACAGGCCGCTAATTAGTAACTTTGACATGGGATATGCTGGTCTAGGAACAGTACCTACCACTGGTCCGTTTGGTGGTGGCAGCATCTATAACGATAGTGCAAATGACTCTATTGTTCATGCTGCCAATAGTGGCGTATGTTACGATCTTCTAAGTAACGGTAGTTGGACTATTGGCCTAAATGTTTCTACTCTTAATGGTTCTACTAGAGAATCAAACATGTTGTTCTCTTGGGGTTCCGTAACAGCAGAAGAGACTTCGGCTTTACCTGTTACTCATCCATTGAGTAGTAATACAGCGGGCATTTGTTGCACGTCTAGTGGAGTTACTAATCAACACCGTCACGTTATTGAGATATATTCAATTGGATCGGAATCTGATACTCCGTCCATTCTTGTATTTAACATTGATGGCTTTAAAGAGTTTTATGATGGGGCCGTTAGCCATTTAAGCCTTGCGTATGATGACAGCACAAAGGGTGTAGCCGCATATCTGAATGGCGTACAACAAGGTAGTGGTACATTACCGCACTCGTTAACAGATCAGTTAATGCGTGTCACTGGTAGTGGGTATCCGCTATTATTTGGCAATGGTGTTCAAGATACAATTCTTGACAATTCTACTCGTGGAGTACATGACAACGCTAGTACTGATGCTTCCCTTGGACAAATGTTCATGGTCAAAAGAGCTTTGTTGCCAGCAGAAATACGTGCTATTGCTACAAGTGGAATTGACTTTACGCCTATTTATCGTTCTCATCATGATACGAGATTGGTTGGGTATTGGCCAGCTAGTGATTTCAAGATGGGCGATATCATTGTATCTGATCAAGCACGCTGTTGGAAAGAAGTGCCGGGTGATCTGGTTCGTGGTGATGCTTTTGCTAAGCAAGACCGTTGGTATGGTCGTGACTTGACAACCAACAGTACAAACATTTGGTACAACAACGGTGTTGCAAGATATGACCAATTTGGCATTAGGGATCTTCCGCCCGAATTAGCTAGTGAAGGTAATCTTGGTATTACTTCTGGTACATATACAGTTAGAGGTGGCAGTGCTGGTACGGCAGACGTTCCGGACGCCAATGATGTTCAGTCGTCTATTGGTAACGTATCGTCTAGACATAAAGCTAACTTTGAAAGACGTAACGGAACCCTGGTAAAACCTCAAAGTCAGCTTAATGAATTTGTACTATCGTATGAAGTAACTCCCAGTGGCGACATTCCCGCAACTGTTGTTGGTCTTAATAGTATCGCTGGGGGTCCAGCACATAATTCTTTACTACACATGTATGGTGTAGATGGTGGCAGTGATACCAGATCATACCTAACCACACTAGAAGCCGGATCTGGTTCTGGCGTAAGCTTGGTGTGGTTAGGAGAGGATGCTACTCCGTTAGTGTCTGGCAACTTGCCGTATGGTGTACCTAGTCGTGTATTACTACATGGTAAATTTGACATACCTAATCAAACAAATACGCCATTTAATACTGCGGGTGCTGCCCCCTACAGTGTTAGTTTGTGGATTGACGGCGAGTTGATCCATAGACGCCATATGACTGCTAGTTCTGCTGCACTATGGAGTGCAAGTGTTCCAATTGACTTAACGCCCATGTTGTCGTTTGGTGGTATTGTTGGTAACACGCTTAGTTATACAACTCAGTTTACTAATCTAGATAGTGGCTTAGGTGACATTTATCTACGCAACATGTTTATGATGCGTGGTGTGTTTTTTAAAGATGAAATTGAAGCACTAGCGACTAGCGGCATTCAAACAAAAACCATTAGTGGATTTTCTAATCAGCAGCCAACGACACAGGTTAGTATTGCTGACTCTAATCTCGTAGGATACTATAGATTCAATGGTTTTGCTGGTGGAGGTTCTGGAACATCAGATCTTAGCTTGAATGCCAATCATCTATTTGGAGCACAGCAGAGTCTATATGAAAACAGTCCAGGTACCGCTAACGAGGGTGCCGCCAATCTTCGTGTGATTGCGGGACCGTTAGCACAATCTGATCTTGGTATTCAGTGTAGTGGATTTACATACCACGATGATAATCCACCCACAACTTCATCTCCTCACAATATGCCGCCTTTCATGGCGTCAGGCACTAGGTTTAATTCACCAGATAGTAGTTTTTCAGTTGGTTTCTTTTATATCAAGAAGAACGACGTAGCAGCTAGTCACTTTGATGCTATTGTTTCTTATGGTACAACTCCTGGTGGGCTGAGTGCTGATACTGGCACAGACGTTAACTTTGGATGGATGATTGGCCAGGACTCGTCAGAAAATATGAAGATGGTTATTTCTCTAGATGGAAATATGTATCTTGATAACTCTAGTAATGCCGCTCAAGCTGGTCAGCTTGTTGTGGGTACTTTTGGAGAAGGCGGTTCTCTTTATGAAGACTTCAGACAATGGGAACAGTATCGTGCTGGTCACCATCAGATGCCCCGTCTTGACTCATGGAGTCACTATTGTTGGGTGTACGATTCAGACGCAAGAATAGTTAATCATTATGTCAATGGTACATTGATTGACTTTAAGGCAATGAAGGACGGGAAGAACCCGCAGATTCCTGCTGAAGAAGCTCGTTACTTAACGTTCATGCAGCACACGTCTGATCCGTGGGTAAATGCCGCAACGGTTTGTCATGACCAAGTGGGCGTTATGACTGATTTCTTCTATTTTGATGATGCATTAACAGAAGAAGAAGTTAGGTATATTTCACGAAACGGTATTGATAGTGCTACTGGTACAGTGACCAGTGGCGTTATTGGTGGCTATGTGCGTGGTCAAGACACTGGATCTGGTATCGTTGGCGGCTTTACTCGTGGTCAAGATACTGGCTCTGGCTTATTCGGTGGTTTCATGCCTGGTGGCGTTGAGAGTAGTGGTCTGTTCGGTGGTTATGTGTCTGGTGTTGTCTTTGGTGATGGTACTGTTGGTGGTTGGATTCGTGGTCTAGATGACGTATCTGGTATCATGGGTGGCTACATGCTCGGCGTTGATGTTGGATCAGGTTCTATCGCTGGTTACATTCGTGGTCAAGAGGTTGGATCGGGTCACTTTGGCGGAATGATCTTTGCCTCTGAGGTGTCTAGTGGTGTCCTTGGTGGACTTATGTTCGCGTCTGACCAAGCCAGTGGAGTCTTTGGTGGCTTCATGCTAGGTGGTCTACAGAGTAACTTTGAGTTTGACGCTGGATTCACTGTTGACGTACTGGCAGCAAAAGACTTTGATGCACAGCTTGAAATTGCGAAAACGGTTGCCTCGGACTTTGATGCTAAGGTTGTCATTTTCCAAGACGAGATACCTCCTCTAGTAGACATCATCATTCCCGATGCGTCTGTTAGTGGTTTGGTTCCTCCGTTCAATCAGTACTTCATTGCCAAGGCTTCTGGTCAACAAGGCAAGACTATCAATTCTACTAAGTGGACGTTTGGTGACTTTACCCCGACTGAAACGGTTGCGGAAAGTGGTGCTGGGTGTTATCCCGTTCAGCACATGTATGCGTCTAGTGGATTCTTCATTGCGAAGTTTGAAGCCATTGATTCTGATGGCATGCACTCTTCTGCTACAAGAATCATCAGTGCCGCGTCTGGTATTGATCCGGTTCTGATTAGTCTGTCTGGTGTACCTCGTTCTGGTAATGCTGGCTTGATTGTTGATTTCGATACGGATATCAATATCCTGCCGCCTGGAGTAAGTGTCTCAACTCAGTTGCTCCACTTCGATGATGGACAGACGACTATTGCATTTAGCCCGACACACAACTATACGCAACCTGGAACGTACAAGCCGATCTGGTGTGTACGAGACTCGCGTGGTGTGATCTGGTGTGACAGCCTGGAGGCAGGTAATGACTTCCTCGAAAGTGGAGGGGCGTAAGGTATGAGTATTATTGTTTCAGACGGCATTGTTGTTAGTGGTGTAGGTGTACCCCTTAACGGCATCGAGTGGCCCTCTGGTCAGTTCGGCAGCAACGAACCAGGATCGCAGCTATGTGCGTTCCTGTCGTCGGTGAATGCCACATTTGGTTTCAATCTAACACCGCACTCGTTCCAGACGGAATGGGTGCCGTGTGGAGATCCGTGTACATTCCACGGTGCTTCCGGCCAACTGCCAGATATCGGGCACTCTCTAGAACTCTTCGTAGGTGATTTCTTTTTTCGAGGAAAGGTTACTCACTCTGATTATACAGCTAGCACTGGTGGTACCATTGTCAGTGTTACAGTAGAAGACAATAGACACGAACTGAGACGAGTCAAGATTCATACGGAAGACCTAGGGGAAGATGCACCCAGTGGTGTTGTGTCTGTAGCTAGAGGGTATCGAGTAGTCAATGGTCTAACTGATGTTGGCGGTGACCCTAACGATCCTAACATTAAAGAGTATCGTCGTATCTTACAGTTCGGTGCTACATACAGTCAGGTTTTAGAGGCTATTGACCTACATTTCAATGAGGGCAAGTGCTCTGTTCCCGTGTCTGATCTGCCTACAGTGGAGCAGCTTGAAAAGAACATTGGCGGTAGTGTTGAGGCCCTTCGTTTCCAGTTTAACTTAACGCAATTGGACGAGGTGTTATCTCGTATCCTTCTAGATACTGGCTATGATTGGTACTGGAGTATGGATGCTCAGCGTATCAACCTGATCAATAAGAAAACAACGTTTGATATCAGTGAGTCAGACATCCTTGATCTGGTATCTGAGTTTGGTAGTACCAGTGGATTGAATGAAACAAAGCAGCTTGGTTTTGGCCAGGATGTTGTACCTGACCCTACACGCTTCCGTGTCTTGGGTGGTCACCAAGAAGGCTTCATCAACTCGCATCTGTTAAGTCCTATTGATGGTCTTGACACGTTGGCCTTAGATAATATTATTGACGTAGACAGCACGCAAGATGGCGTGGTGTTTGAGCCAGCATGGAACAAGCTAACTGTTGGCTTCTATGATGCTGACGGTTTCTACCGTACGTATATCCCTCAGGAAAAAGAACTACAGCTTGCCTTGGCGGGTATTGAACAGTGGACATACTACAAGATTTATCAAACAACGAGTCCGCTCAGTGATCCTGCTGGTTATGGTTTCACGTCTGATGCTGGGTCTATTGCTGCCCAACATTCATCATTTCAAAGTCGTTTCGATCCGGTGATGCCGTTGGCTGGTCTAGCGACTGGTGCTGCTGAGTCTGGCATTCGTGTTATCAACAACCGTAGAGACGAAGAACAGAACTGGGTACTGTCTTTTTATGCAAGACTACGTGATCATGCATCTAGACATTACGGTCGTTCGTATGTTCTTGAAGGACTGTTGTTTGACGATGCCGAAGGACTGTACAATCTCGTTGGTGCCGCATGGGCTAACGTCGAGAACCAAGTAGAGGGATTCACCTTGTCTCCTTCTGGTACTGTAGGATCCAGTGGTGTTTTCGTTGAAGACTACGAGATCAATAGAGACCTGGGTCCGGTCAGTCCGTTTATCACTGATGACTTCCGTGTCAGTGCTCACTGTCGTTTGCCATCCGATACGGTCTATGGACCACAGGGCGATAGTAACCCTGCTGGTTTTGGCAACTGGACAGAAGACGCACCTCCGTTTAACCCTACCGGAGATGGTAGCCACTATATTCCTGTAGAGTTGACTATCGTGGGTAACCGCGTTATCAATCCTCGCAGCGACGAACTATACTCTTTTGAAGACTATCCTGAAGGAACCATTTGGTGTCAATTACCCATCAACGCTGGAGCCTCTGGCGGTCTGTCGATTGACAACACAATTTCTTCACTGGCCACACTAGTAACTACTAACGCAAAGCTAGACGCTGAGACAACACTAGACATCATCAACCCTGCGGTTGTTCTTAATGTTTACAGTGCTCTATCCGGCGTAGCTATTCCTGTGCAGGCTCGTAATCGTTATGGACAGTCTTACCCGAGTCAGTGGGTACTAGGCGACCTTCATTACGAGCGTGACGAAGATGTACAATTAGACGATCAGTTTGTGCCTTGGGCATTCTCTCCTGTGGGTGATGAAACGTCTCTACAGGTTATGACTGATCGTGCAGTCCGCAGAGCTGAGGGCAAAATTGTTCCCAAGAGTTCCTCACGCTATGCCGACTTCAATCAGGTTGGATTGCCGCTTCTGTCGTTTGATGCTTTTGCCGAACAAGGCATTGGTCCTTCGGGATCATATGGAGAGATCAGTCACGGCGTGAGCGAAACCAATATCTCATTTGGCACCGAGGGATTCCTGACTAGATACAAGATCCAGTCGTACTTCCCGAAGTTCGGTCGTGAGGCTCCGCTAGGTGAACGTGTGCGTGCTGTCCTGAATGGTATTCTGAATCCCATTGACTTCAGCGACTTGGCACTACTCAATCCTAACCCTGGACCTCCGACCAATCCAACCCTTCCGGGTGATCCGTTTGTTCCGCCGCTGTTCTTTGATCGCGAAGAACGAGCAGTTCGCGTCACGATTACTGAAGTGAACAATGTATTTACTCTTTCTAGCACTGCTGGAAGTGAAGTAGACGAACGTTATAGAGGTATCGATCAAAACCTATATACGAAACCATCACCTAATGCTGGTGCTAATGTTGATTTCCAAGAAGGTGCGATTTGCATTGACGGCTTCTTGAACATTAACGATGAGGCCATGTATCATACAGACGAGTTTGAGCTACCCGGAGGGAATACTATCCTCAGGTACTTTACTCAAGGTCGTCCGTTTGGTAACGGTACGATTGTTGAAGTTGAACGCACTAACGTAGCTGACAGTACTACGTATGATGTTACGATTGTTGACCCTACTGCTTTAGCAGAAGGAACAGAGCGTGCTGTATTTGGCGTTGAGGTTCTCAATGGCTCTGTCGCCGTAGGCGACAAGACCACTCTTGCCGTGCAGGGGGATGCACCAGTTTCTCCTGGCACAAACAACGGCACAATTTTCATTAATGGTACTGTTTCTGATTCCGCTGGTGTTACTCCGGTTGAAATTGTGTCTGTTTCGAGTATTGGTACAGCTAATGCAAAAGCGACATGCAAACAGTTAGATTCCTTAGGGTGCCTTGCGTCGTCTGGCACAACATACACAGATGTTATCCCTATCCCCTTTAGGCAGTTTGCTTCGTCTGGAGATCGAGGCTTCTTGGCTAGTGCCGTTGTACCTAGTGGTGGCTTTGGTGCCAGTGCAACCGTTAGCTTCATTGAGATCGTGAAGCCTGCCTTCTTCCGCCACAGTTAATCAAATGGTATTAGAATCAGGAATATTACCTTACGACTATGACGCTGGTCGTGGACCCTTCAGGGTTGAGACTCCATCTTGTAATGGTTCACCTATTGGTCTATCTGGTACTTTACTAGAGCAAGCACAGTTTGCTGTGACGGCAGAACTTCGTCGTTGGCGAGGTAATGATGATCCATCTGCTCTGAGTGATTTTAACGTCTATCGACACGAGGACTCTCCCGCTAGTGGGCCGTATGAACCCACTACAAGTGGTGCTAATCTTGCATCAAGTTCTAATCCCGGCAGCATGATTTTTGTTGATCATATTCTTGAGACAAGAGCTGCCATGGAGGATATTTTTGAGTACATGGCTTATGATTCTTCGTATAATGAAGAACAGATGTTGACTTCTTGGTTGAGTGCGTTATACCCGAATAACCCAAGTGGTCAACTTGGTTTTTATACACACAGATCTCCTTCTGCTGTTGGTGCTATCACTGAGATTTCAGATGAAGTACTTGGGTCTTCTGGCGTACTGTATGACGTGGACATTGGAGAGGTTATGTATAATCCTTTCCCGCATATTGGTCAACACTCTTACGGTAACGCTCACGGTACTGGTCCTGCTGGTGAGAACGCTGTTTTTGATATTAGAATCGAACCGTTTTTCCCTGCGTTTCAAAAAACAAACGGTACGCTAATTGGCTTAAATGGTCGTGAGCCTGACCCTATCAATGTTGATAACAATGGGGGAGCAATTTACGACGTTGATCCCATATCGTCTGGCACTGTACGTTTAGATGGTTACATGCTGACGGGAAACTCCGAATACTATCTTGGTCGTAACGGAAACAATTTTGATCGAGTAGAAGACTTTACGCCGTTTGCGGACAGTACACGTAGTCCGGATGTTTTTGCAGAGCGTGGCATGTCAACGACTCGTGAATACCTAACTCCCACGACAGAAGGGTCTGGTATTTATCGTGTTGCTGTTAGAAATCCTCGTTCGGTATTTCCAAACACCACTATTGAATCGGGTGTTACTAGCTTCTGGCCTACGTTTGAAGACTATTGGCCTTCTGGCCAAAATAGTTCTGCTGGCAATCTCAACTTAGGATACGAAGTTTTTGATGATGCTCTTTGGATGACCGACATTCCGTTTGCTGGTGCTACCAATGTATCTCGTTATCCATCAGGTCTTGCTGTGTTGTCTCCGTTTACAGGACATCGTATGTGGACGAGATTTGCCGAATTAGTTAATGAAACTCATGCGACTCTTGGTAAGGAAAACAATTGGCCATTACAGACGGGATTAGAATATCCTAGTAGTAATACGGTCATCAGAATATCTGAAGAGTTTGAGTTTATGGAACATCCAGATGGTAGTTTCATGAACGCTGCTTCTGGACGTATTGCTTTTATTGAGTATGATGATAATCTAGACTATGTGGACACTCACATGTCTACTAGTACTACTACCGTAGGCATTCCAGATTTTTTCCCAACAGGTGGAACAACTACCACTGACCTTCGTGACATGTGTTTTGATGGAACCTTTTATTGGGTTACTAACGGACAGCATGTTGGTTTCGACTTGTGGAAATTCGATGATACGTTTTCTTTTATTGATAAGTATAACAACAGACCAGCCGCTTGGGTTGGTCCCCATACACTGTTTGGATTAAGTAGATGGAGTGTTGGTGCTATCGGTGGATCTCCATATGTATATCACGGATACTCTGGTGTTAGTTTGTCTTTGTCTGGTCCTATTACACAAAGCGGTATATTCCCTTTAGAGAATTTCACAGGAAGTCCTGGTGATCCAGGAGAACATGCTGCTGGTGGGTTTGACCTTGGGCAACGTAAAGACATTGATGGTGCGGCATTCTTTGGATTCCAGAGGTTTGCCAGAATCATGGACTTGTACGAAGTCACCAACGGCACGCACACGCCCAATGGTGTTTATGCAATCGTTAGATGGAACAATGATTTTTCTGTATTGAGTGATGGTATTATTGCCTTGGTACGCATTGAAGAAGAACCAAACAGGTGGGCCGTAAAGGCGGCTTACAAACTGTCAAATAGTTCAAACGGTTTTTTCCCAGGTGACCCACAGCGAATGGAGATCTTTCACAAAGACATCTAGTGTACTCTTTAAAGACGTTGGTATTAGCCATAGTCTATGTCTCGGGGCTGTGTTCCGTTTAAAGGATAACTGCTTCTTGAAAAGGAACAAATACAATGGTATCAGGAATTAGATTTTTCGGTGGATCCGGAACAATGGGTCAATTGACCACGGGGCGTCTCACGCCAGCAGCATATTACGCTTCGGCGGATACATTGCCAGTTGATCGTGCTCGTCCCAATTTGGAGATTTTCCAAATGGAAGCAGGGGCAGATGGTAGCCCCAACCGCTTAGGTTTCTTTGGTGCTAATGGTGCTCCAAACAGTGCGGTTATTGTTGGACAATATCAAGACTCGACGTTCAGGACTGACGCTCTAGGTGCTGATCTTGGTCGAATGATCAATGCAAAATACACTGGTGCTAGCTCGGTAGAACACTCAGGAGTTGCATATACGGCTGGAACGTTTGTGGATATTCCGTCTGAGTCTGGTACTCTCCTGTGTCGCTTTGTGGAGCCTAATGGAACGGCAGTCATCACACAAACGGCAACGTTCCGTGCAGTAGATTTTACTGCTGCTTCTGGCGTACCGGATATCTCGGATCTGGCTACCGGAATCACGATTCAGGCTGCTCAGTTAGCAGATACCGATGGTTACGCTGGTGCTACGGCATGGTCAGAAATTTCTGACGGTGGTGCCGCATTGAGTCTTCAAGACCAGAGTGCCGAGGCAAACGTACACGATTTCCACCTGATGTTAAGTGGTACACCAACCACTGCTGGTCGAAAGACTAACTTCGGGTACCTTGTCCAGCTTGAGTTCCTGTAAGAGTTATTTAGTTCATAACATGAGGTCACAAGTTTCAACTTGTGGCCTCTTTTTTGTTTCCACTCGTACGTTTTCGCGTATAATGTGTGTACCCATCCGTTGTGCTGGATAGTCCACCTACGGTTTTGGAAGAAACATGACATTAGCATTTAGCTCGAAACACCCTCACGTCCCCAATCCCAAGAGTGATCCGAACGCAAGCCGTTGGATAGCCTCTCTGTCAGACGGAACCACCGTCTTTGAAGACCTCACGCCCGGTGCTAGATCTGCGTGGATGCGTCTTAGGGATTACATCGAGGTCCACAAGCTCAAGGTCACGAACCTGAGACTTGAGGCGTATGGCCGCAATGTTGTACTGGTTCCGTATAAAGACGGAGAAGGGAACGCTCAGGTTAATGGCTACTGGCACAGTAAGCAGATCAATGCCCTACTACACACGAGCGGCGTAACCGAAACAGAGTGTCGTGGTATTGGTATTTTGAAGGGAAAAGAAATCTGGATCACCTGGGTACAAGAACAGGGGACAACCAGACAAGAAGTTAGAGAATACAAGTCTGGCGACAAAGCGGTCATTGTCAATGATCCCTCGGTATGAAGTACCCTTCTCTTACTACTCCGGACGTTGAGCACGACGGGGCCAACCTACTCGCAGAATTCATTTGGTTGAATCGCGACATTCGTGCTGACATTTACCCGTGGCGAGGTCATAATGGTAAGGAGTGGGGACGGCTAGTTGCTGCTTTGAAAAAACTAATGGGGGATTCCTATGGTTTATCAGCAGGACAACTGGCCTTTTACATTTGGAAATGTAAGCCGCACCACATCAGCCCACAGCAGTTCGCCAAGATGGCAGTTGTTGCCCGTCAGCTTTTCGAGTCATACGACTTGGAGCAAGTATCACGATTCTACACAGACTGGCAAAAGGAACTCGCCTCGTCCGGTCTTGAAAAAGTTAAGTACAAAGAAGCAAAACCGAAAACACTGTTTTCATTTTTGAGAGAACTAGAGAATGGCAAAGCGTAAGAAACCTGGACTGAACATTGATATCGGGGAGCAGACGACTCCCACCTTTGGCTTTTTCAAGCAGGAGGTAGAACAAGATGGCGTACAAGCCATGTCGGCAGAGGAGGTTGGTGATCCCAATCCTAATCGTAGTGGGTCATATAACTTAGACTACGATTTAGCTGTGCCATTTCCTGAGGGGCGTATCACCGAGATCTTCGGTGCAGAGGGAACCTGCAAGACAACGTTGTCACTAGAGGTAGCTGGTCGTGCTATCCAGGCTGGCAAGACTGTACTATATGTCAACATGGAGAGAAACCTGAACCTATCTCTTATGCGGACGGTTCGAACGCTTCGTCCCTATCTTGATATTGCCGTTGAGCACGCAACAGCCCTGGCCGCTGGCAAGAAGTCTCCGCATCCCGAATGTCCCCTATGGATCGTCAATGCTTCCAATGGTGAGCAGGCTTTTGAAGCAATGCGTAAGTTTGCCGGTATGGTTCCTAACGGAGTGGCCATCCTAGACTCTATCGACGCCGCTCAACCGCAGTCAGTGATGGCTGGAGAGATCGGTGACTCTACCGTGGGCAAGCTGGCCAAGCTCATGTCTGATGCCATGCGTAAGCTCATCGGTGTGTCTGAGCAAAACAAGGTCGCCCTCGTGTTCGTCAATCAGATCCGCGATAAGATCACCATGTATGGTGACCCTACGGATACCCCTGGCGGCTATGCTCTTAAGTTCTATGCTTCGCAGCGTATCCGACTCTTCACGCCCCGCAAGACCGATTGGATCCTGGACTCTGACAAGGAGCGTATCGGCAGCCTAATCAGATACAAGGTAATCAAAAACAAGGTAGCCCCCGATGGTAACGAAGGTGTGTTCCCTATCCTTTTCAAGAACGGTATTTTCCGCGAGCAGGAACTTGTGACTCAGGCGTGCAACTTTGGTGTCCTGCGTATGGGTGGCAAAGGTGGCAAGCAAGTCTTCCTGCCTAAGATCGACCGTGACACTGGTGAGTACATTATGGATGGCGAGGAAATCGCCTCCACTTGTATGAGTCAGTTCAATGCTGCTCGCAGACTCTTGATGGACAGTGTACTATTCAACAAGCTGGACGCAGAAGTACAAAGCTTATTCATTCCTGGTGGACATGATCCCATTGAAGATCTAGTAGATGAAATTCAAGACGCTTAATGGCCGCGAGATTCGTATGGAGATTCTACCCGAAAGGTATCCCGTACGGACACGCGAACAGTGCAAGTCGGCTGGGCAGTACATGCTCGGTCGCTTGCTACGTAGCATCTATGGTTTTCACGCATTGATTTTGGAAGAGTTTCCTCTACCGGAAGAACGACTTTACTTAGATTTTTTCATGCCGCATAACAAACTGGGCTTTGAGTATCAAGGCATACAACACGATAAGTTTGTTAAGCTATTCCACAGTGACAAGAAAGGGTTTGAAAAATCTAAGGCACGAGACGCCAGAAAGAGACTCTGGTGCGAGACAAACGAAATTACATTAATCGAAGTACGTGGTAACGTGTCTGTCGAAGAACTACAAAAACTAATCGAAGAAGCACGAAATGAGTAACGTTGCAGCAGAGAAGATATTCCTAGCAGGAGTTGTACAGCATCCAGACAAGCTGTTTGAGTTTGTTGAATATCTTGGAGAGGAAGACTTTCAACATACGGCTACCCGTATGACCTTTGAGGCACTACGGTCTCTGGTTATTGATAAAGAAGCTCAGAAGGTCACGAAGGCCAAGCTTGTGGCGGAAGCTAAAGCATTGGGTCATCATAACTACTTGTCTGCCACGAGGAACGGTGAGTGGATTGATGAACTGATTGCCGAAGAAGTGAGCATTGGTGAGGTTGACAATCATTTTCTTGAGGTCAAGAGACAGGCACTCAAGGACCAATATACTCAAGCCTTTGTTGAGCAAAGAGACTATCTATCAGCGACCAACGATTCGTTGTCAGTGATGATTGGTAAGGTTGAAAACGCCATCATCAGTAAGGTCAATATTATCGACAAGGGCGAACACGCCATTGAAGATATTCGTGAAGGGTTTGAAGAGTTCATTAATACTCTTGCTGATGACCCTGGACATATGGGGCTTGATCTAGGTTATCCTTTGTGGCAAGAGTGTATCGGTCAACTGAGAAATGGCTCTATGACATTCTTGGTTGGTACTACTGGCAGTGGTAAGTCTCAGTTTGGTATGCGTGCCGCTGTCACCGCTGCACGCAAGGGGCTACCAGTTCTTTATCTTGATAGCGAGCTAAGCAAGCAAGACCAGTGGGTGCGTATTGCAGCCATGGTTGCTAGGGTTCCGTCAGAGTATATTGAAACTGGTTTCTGGCGTATGTCAGAAAAAGAACTAATTGATAACAACGTCACAGATCCGAAGATTCGTGATGAGATCATGGCTCATGGTCGCAAGCTTAAAGAGCCGCGTCTTTGGGAAGCAGTGAAGAAGATGCCTATTTTCTATCAGTCGATTAGTGGTCTCAGCGTTCCTGACGTGCTACCGCATATCAGAAGGTGGCTACTGACCCACGTTAAGCCCGACCGTGATACTCGTGTACCGCAGTGCTTGATTGTGTATGACTATATCAAGCTGGCTATGACCAACGAGATTAGTCGTGGTGTCCTGCAAGAATGGCAACAGAATGGTTTACACATTGCGGCGTTGCATGACTTTATCAACAAGTACAATGTGCCGCTTATTGGGTTTGGCCAAACTAACAACGAATTGATCTCTGGAATCAAGGCTGTCGCTGGTGGTAAACGCATCAGTGAGAACGTAGATTCTGTCAGTTACCTCAAAAGAAAGACTGACGCTGAACGTGCTGACGATGGCAACGGTACTCACAAGATGGAGAACTTTAAGTCTAGGTTTGGCAAAGGACTATGGGGTAGTTACATTAATTACAACGCAGACCTTAGTTGTGGTTATTTCGAAGAACTGGAGATTGGTCATGTAACACCTCCTCAACAAGATAGTGACGACGATGACGACGACGAATGAAAAGAAGCAAACGATTCGTAACCATGCGAATCGCAACATTACTTATCTGCTAGACAGACTAGAGATTGAGTTTGATGATCGTGGAGACGGTCTAATTCAATCTACGTGTCAGTGCATGCAGCACGGGGGAGACCGTAACAACGTGACGGCATGGAGTTGGCGAACCGATCTTGGTAAATGGGTATGTTGGACGCATCACTGTGAGGAGAGTCGTGGCAATGATATCTTCGGCTTAGTGAGTAGTGTTAAAGGTATCAACTTTCGTGAGACCGTTGAATGGATTACCACACAGCTTGAGAACAAAAACGTGGACCTTGATGAGAAGGTATCTGATCCAATCAATATTCATCGTGGTAACAAGTTACACATTCATGAACCGCTAAAAGAGGATAACCTAAAGTTCCTCATGCCGGATCCTCAGTATCTACTGAATCGTGAGTTTGATCTAGAATCATTGCGTAAATACGAGGTTGGCCTTTGGAGTCGTCTTGGTACGTACATGCATGATCGTGTCGTGTTCCCTGTTAGAGATCACGAAGGTCACTTGATTGGATATACAGGACGTACCATTCATACTCCTGAGTATTTCAAGCAGCGTGACCTCAAGTACATGAAGTGGGTACATGGTCGCCATTACAACAGATGGCCTCAGCGTGGAGACTTGTTTACTAGCTCCATTCTGTATAACCTACATAATGCTAAACGATACTTGGGCATGAGCAAAAAGCTCATTCTGGTTGAAGGACCGCTAGATGGTATGAAGTTGGATGAAGCGGGGATCCACAACTGGGTTGCCACACTTGGTACTAGCTTCTGTCATGCTCACAGAACACTACTAATCAAGTATGGTGTTACGGATCTGTATGTTGCGTACGACAATGATGATCCTGCTAAATACAAGAGTGGAGAAAGCCCCGGTGAAAAAGGATGGGAACGCATGGAGCGTATTGTTGGTGACCTTTTTCAGTTGCACAGGGTTCTCCTGCCACACGATAAAGACTGTGGCGATCTAAGCACAACTTTACTTCAAGAAATTTTTAAAGGTATCTCATGTTAAAACTCAAGTCCATTTCACCCTCACGCATCAAAACTTTTGAGATGTGTAAGTTTAAGTATTGGTTAACGTACAATACCGATCTTGCACTTAAGACCAACTGGGGTGCTTGTCATGGTTCTCTTATCCATGATGTTTTGGAGCAGTATTCCAATGGTAGTGATCCAGACTGGGTAGCCAGACTGTATCGTGGTTATGGTGGAGTACTAGAAACGCTAGATCGTTACCAGAAGCCAGAGGTCATGGAAAGCCCATTGGTATGGGCTAAAGAAAAAGACTACGCCAACAAGAGACCGCTGTGTGACACATGTCCTTACGCTTCAAAAGAAGATAACACATGTAGCATTTCGCAAAAGCCCCTAGACGCATTGCCGGGTTGTCCTCGCGATCTGTTTGATGGATCAATCAAGATGTGCGAGACACAGATTGAGCGTTACAAAGACATGTGGGATAAGACCCTGCGGAACCCAGAAGGGGAAGTAGTTGGGTACGAGTATGGCTATAGGATTAACATTCCTGGTACAGACGTTCCGATTATTGGTTACATGGACCTTGTGATCGAAGAAGACCCCGAAACCATCCATGTGATTGACTACAAGACCGGCACATGGACACAAGACTACTTGCAGTGTCGTGAAGACATTCAAGTGAAGATGTATTCCCTTGCTTCTCGTCGTGAGTTCATTGACGACATTAGTAACAAGGGTTACAATTACAAGAACGTGATCTTGACGTTTGACTACTTCACTAAGAATCCTATCACTGTAGCATTTACAGAAGAAGAGGATCTAGCGACAGAAGAATGGGTTAAGAACAAGGTAAAAGAGATCGAGTCTACTGCTTATATCGACCGTATCGTTAGAGACAACAGTGACTTTGAAAAGAGGTGGGCTTGGAAGTGTCGTTCGTTATGCGACACTGGCGTTTGTTCTAGTCAATGGAATGGGAAGTTTAAAACATAATGAGAGCACGTATTGGTAAAGATTGGATTGATGCATATTTTGACTATGGTGTAGACCGTACCAATAGACGTATCTTTATGTTTGATGGTGTTGACGAAACATCTATTGGTACAGTTATTAAGGGTCTGTATTACATGAATGCAGAGTCAACGGAAAAGCCTATTGAACTATTCATTGGTTCATTTGGTGGTAGCGAGTACGAAATGTATGCATTGTACGACGTGATCGGTACTCTTCAGGCACCAGTACATATTACTGCTATTGGCAAATGTATGAGTGCTGCACCATTGTTGGTTGCTCGTGGCGAACCAGGACATAGATACGCTACTCCAAACACTTGGTTCATGGTCCATCAGTCGTGGGACGAGTTTGGCATGAAGCGTACGGATGAACTAAAAAAGGACTTAGTTCATTATGATGCAATGGCAAAGAGTTGGTATGCTCTTATGGAAAAGCACACCAGCCAAAAGGCCACGTTCTGGAAGAAGCATTGCGAACAGGTTGGTGACAAATACTTTAGTTCTGAGCAGGCCCTAGAGTGGGGTATCATTGATCACATTTGGGATCAGAAAGACGGAGAAGAGTAATGGCTAAACATATTGTAGTAATAGGCTGCTGGGAGAAGGGTCACGTAACAGAGTTACTGATGACCAAGAAGCAAGAGGAGACGCTTTGTAGAAAGATTGACAAAATGAAAGCCGTCTGTCCCGTGTGTCGTGACGAAGGGGTTGGCAATCAGTCAATCACAATCCTGCGTGGTGAGACACGGTTCACGCTAGATAAGTCGTACCAGTGTCGCCATGGTCACATGACGAACGTGGGGGCATTTTCTAATGGCATGTTACACGTTAAGTCCAGTTCAGGCAGAAGCGATTTCGAGAACATAGAAGGAACCATCGAAGAACTAGAGGAACTGATTGACAAAAAGACGATTTCGTGTCATCATGTAGATGAGAAAGGCCAACAGTGTGGC